ATTCTTTGTTGTGCTTCAAGTAATCTTGATGGATGAAACATTTTTATATAAATAATATTATTTATATAAAAATGTCTTTAGAATTTATTAATGATTGTTATATTTTATTTATAAATAATACTACATATGAATTACCATTAGGTGTATATCCAGAATTTGGAGGTTTAGATGATAAAGGACAATATTATATATCTTATAAATTTAATAATACTAAAAAAAGAATTTTAGTAAGTGAAAAAGAATATACAGAATTATATAAACAATATATAACATAAAATTATTGTAATGTTTTTTCAAAATCATAATCATTAGAAAAAGAAGGATTTCTTCCAGCTTGTCGAATTAAAAATTTAGAATGCATTTGTATAGGACGAAAATAATAATTTACTACACTTTTTACAATATTTGGATCATATTTTTTACAACTAAATACATCTAAATACATATCATCAGTTTCTTCTACAAAATGGGCTACAATATTTGATGTTTCAATTAATTGAACTAATGTAAATCCAGCTTTATTACCAGAACCAAAATGTTGTATTTGAGGTTTTCCATATGGTACCATTTGAATTTTTTGTACAAGATCATCTGAAAATTGTTTTATAATATTAGATGATCTAATAGATCCTCGCATACATTTTGAAGAATCTAATATTAAATGATATCCCCAAGACATTTATACTATTAAAGAAATATTTTGTTTCTAAATACTTTAATAAATGCTACCAAGTTTTCATGCAGCTACAAGAAGTCCAGAAGATCAAGGTGGAAATGCAGATGGATCAAAACGTAATATGATGGCATCGTTTTATTCTAATAGTCCACAATCATGTGGGAATAGTTCAGCATGGCAAACAGCTACTGAATATGTTGGATTAATTCCTCGTGGTAATTTTGGTAATTCACCAGAAGGTGGTTGTGCTATTGATAAACAATCTGAACTTTTATGGGGTGATCCAGCATCTATCAGATTTAAAGGTCCTAAACAATTATTTCAAAGACCATGGGCAACAACTCCTTTTATGGGAAATGGTGATCCAGATGTCGTACCAGAAGAATCAAAACTTATTTTTGGTCATTCAACTGCAAATCGGAAAAGCATTCAAACAATTTCTGACAAACAGTTTCCGGTATTTGAACCTCTGATTGCAGAGAAAGAATCTGACATCCCTGATCATAACTATTTTGTTGAACCGTTTCTTCGGGGAGGATTTGCTTCTCGTCTTGTTCCAAAGACAAGGATTCGTTTGAATTAAATCCTTTTTGTATACCAGATTCTAATGTTGATAATGTAGTTCTAACATTTGTAAAAAATTCTTGTGTTTGATTTATACGTCTTTTTTTAGGTATATGTTTACAAGTTACATCCATTAAAAAACATAACGCTTCAAATACAGTTTTATGTTTTTCTAATAATTCAATAGATTGTTCTTTTGTTATATTTCCAAGATTCATTAATTGTTCAATATCTTTTTCCATTATTTCTTTCTTTTATTGTAAATAAACAAGATGCGTTTAATTGAAGATTTATGTCCACCTGCATATTTATTTCTTTTATATGTTGTAGTTCATGTAGCTTTAGATATAAATTTAGGATTATATTGGATGGCTGGAATGAAAGTTGTTGCGGGTATTGTACAACTTTTCTTATTAAATGCATTTTGTAAAGTTGATTTAGGAATTATATCTTGGGTAATTATTAGTACACCCTTTTTAATTATGGCATTAGCTACATCTATTGCATTAGGATTACAATTAGATAAAGGTATGTCTTCATTAATGAAAGAACATTTTAGTAGTCCAGAAAAAGATATAAAAGTTGAAACATTAGGTGGTGGTGAACCTCCAGAACCATCAAATGAAATTAAATAAACATTTACACTATGTATACAGTATTAAAAAAAATGTGGTGTTTTAGAAAATGTTTTAGAAAAAAACAAATTCAAATATCTAGTGAAATATATTATAAAGAAGATTGTAAATTAATATGGCAAATAAAAGTTCCTTTAAATAATTTTTTATTAGAAAGAATCTGTTATGAATCTTCAGATATTTTTTTAGAAAAATATAGAATTATTCCTTCTAATGAAATATATACAGAATTATCATATAAAGAAAGTTTAGATATATTGAATGAAAAAATTAAAAAACCATGGATATGGATAGGTTCTTCTAATATAACTATGACAGAAGAACTTGATAAATTTTTAGTTAAAGGTAATTTAATAACTTTAGATATATTATCATTCGTAAATAAAGATATTCAAGAATGGGAATATTTAACAGATGAGTTAGAAATGAAAAAATTTCCATCTGAGGGTATATTAATTAGTGATGATACCAACAAAGAAAGAATTAAAAAAGAAGCTTAAACATTATGTAATAGAAAAGAAGAATTATTTTAATTTAGTTGAAGAATATATACAATTAGAACAAAAATTTGAAGTTGAAACTTTATTTGAAACTTTTTTTTTATATCTTGATTTTATTTATCCTTTTTATATTTTATATAAAATATTTACAAATACATTTTCTTTTTTAGATATGTTATCAATATATAAGTCATATAAAATAATGAATGATTATATTCGATATACAGAATTGAGAAGTGAAATAGAAAGTTGGATATTTATAATTAAATGTTTAGGTGGACCATGGATATCAACAAATGATTCAAAATATCATTCATATGTATATGCTGATGCTATGACAAGACTTATTGAGGTTTCCCAAAAAATTGACTGAATGTTCCTAATAATTCAGAACCTTGTTGTATAGCTGGTTTCATTTCAGCTAAGGTTCCCATTAATTCTTTTTGTAATTCCATTAATTCTTTTGTATCACGACGCATACCACCAATTTGTTCTGGTGATAAATTTCTATATGCATGTAATATTGATGTTCCTAAATCTACATGAGCAGAACTTCCTGTTGATGTAGGTTCTTTTTCTTCTTTTTCTTCTTTTTCTTCTTTATCATCAAAAGTTTCAAATCGATTACTATACATTAATAAACATACTGCTACAATTAATCCAAAAATTACAGATGTCATTCTAGATTTATGTAAATATGTATGTGTTAATAAAGATGTTACTATAAACCACATTAATAAACTGTATGTTTTTTTATAATAAAAATACCAACATATAGATACTCCTAATAATAAAGCAATATCATCTGTCATTTTTATTTATTTACTTAGGAAGTAATCCACGAAATCCTCCAAAATCACCTGGTCCAGCTCCATGATTATTAAATTTTCCAAGAGTTGCTACATCATTAGGACCAGGAAGACGAGTAGATGCTCCTTTATAATTTGCTAGACCAGCTACTCCTTCTCCACCAAATGTTGCTGATACACCTCCATATTTAGTACCACCTCGCATACGTTTATGAGTTTTTTTTCTTCTTTGACGTCTACCACCAGCATAATAAGGAGCTTTTATTTCTTCTCCAGCTGCCCAATTAGGCGCACCAGTAGCTAGACCTCCTTTGAACCCATAATGAGTACCACCACGCATACGTTTAGTTTTCCGACCTCTTACTTTTTTTGTGTTTTTACGAGGCATTTTTTTATTATGTTACATATATTTTAATTAAGACTATAAGAATGGAATTTTTATGTGCATATTTTTTAATTGATATATTTTTAACTGAAAAAAAAGAAGATATAAAAGTACAAATAAATCCTCTTTTTTATTCGAAAGATTTTAAAAACCAACGTCCATCTTTTTCTTCAATATCTAAATCAATTTCATCAGAATCTATAAATTTAGAACGTAAATAATCAGATGTTTTTAAATTTGGTACTAATAAAAAACCTTCTTTATCTTTTACATAATAAACATCTGGAATATTTGATTTTATAACAATTTCTTTTTTATCTGAATAATATCCATAAGAACCTTTTTTTGAATCATAATATTCATATCCTTTTATAGGAAATTCATTACATTCTAAATCATTTTTTAAATATAATTCATCAAATGTTTCAATATGTTTATAAAATGTATTTATTAATCGTGTGAGCCATTTGTATCTTTCTTCGTAGTTTGTGAGTATAAAGATATTGGTAGCAGAATACATAAAAATATCAGAAATAACATATTTATTATATGATACTTTTTCTACTTTTAAAATTGTATCACTAAATAATCTTTCATCTAAACATATTTTTAATTTTTTTGTATCTTTTTGTGTTACCCATAAACATATAGGAATACAATTTTCATATGTTAATAGAATCCAACCTTGAATAGATTTAAATTGTGGAATTTTTTTAAGTCCCTGGGGGACGAGTTTCTTGTATACCAATCGGTAATTCGGGGTCCATCCGTAAAGATGTTGAAACTTGTTGACGTGGTTCATATTCTGGTAACTTTACTTCTTGTATAGGTTGTTCTGTGAAAGCAACCTTTGAAGGTACTTCTCTAACTTCACGATCACGATAAATTATACGAGGTTCGGGTGGATGAATTAATTTAGAAGTAAAATATGTTAAAAGTTGTATTAATATAATTATACCAATCGTTGTTAATGATGTATATAAAATATCTAAAAATTCCATTCTTTTTTATTTAAAGAAAATATATCTTATATACGTATAAACACGCAATAATGGAAGTACTTGAAAAATCTAGATTAACTTTATTAGAAGTTCCGGTTCCAGAATCACCACGTGAAGAAGTTGTACTACCAGAACTTGTACTACCAGAACTTGTACTACCAGAACTTGTACTACCAGAACTTGTACTACCAGAACTTGTACTACCAGAAGTTGTACTACCAGAACTTGTACTACCAGAAGTTGTACTACCAGAACTTGTACTACCAGAAGTTGTAGTAGTCTCTCAATCTATGTGTCTACCGTTATTTTCTTGTTTTTTTAAAAAAGTTTAAACTTCTATAAATTTTTCTTCAAATGTTAAACCTTTTTCTATCCATATTTTTTTTTCATTCGATATAAAAATAAATTCAATAAATTCATAAAATAAAATATTTGAAAAACAAGTTTTTGAAAATATTTCTTCTTCTATAAAATATGTATTTATAGAAGAAAAAGTAAATCGTTGTCGTTTTAAAGTTTCCATATTATAACGCCATCCATCAGAACACCATAATACTAAACATTTTTTTCCTTCTAAATTAGATATACAAGATTCCTTTTTGAATTCCATTAGTAGTAATATTTTCAATAACATTAAATCCTAACATATATTGTAATTCTTTTGATTGTTGTACAATTTCTACAAGATATTCTGTATCATGTAATGAATTATGTAAGTCTTCTTTTTTAGGTGATTTTTTTAAAATATATTCATATAATTCAATTAATTTTGGTGATTTATATCCATAGTAACTAGGTATTTGTAATATATTTTTTGATAATTCCATAGTACAATATAATTTTTTAAAAGAAGGATATTTTCTTTGAAGATCCCACATTTCTGCATTTATAAGAACATTACTATCAAAATTTATATTATGAGAAATTAAACATGACGATTTAGATAAATCATTCCAAAATTTATCTAAAACATCTTTTAAATCAAATCCTTCTTTCATAGCTTTTTCATATGTTATACCATGTATTTTTGTAGATTCTAAAGGTATTTCCCAATTAGGTTTAATTATAAAATATTCTTTTTTTAAAATATTTAATTTTGAATCTACTAAAATCCATGCTATAGATACAAGATGTGGCCAATTATCTTTTAATTTATGTGCTGGTTCTCTACATTTAGGTAAACCAGTTGTTTCTGTATCAAAGAACATTTTATTTATATTATTATACAGATGGCATATAAGCCTTAAATAAAATCACGAAATTATGAGAATGTTTTTTTTGTTTGTTTAATAGCTTCTATCCAATCTGGAATATTTTTTAAATTATCTTGAATTACTGAAATATTTTGTGGAACTGAATAATGTATATCTAATGTTGTAGATTCACAAATAAATAATACAGCAGTAATTAAAAAAGGTAATCTTTTTCTCATATCACCTTTTGACCATCTTAAACAATACATTTTATATAAAGAATCAATATATGGTGTTATTAAAGTAGATTGTGGTGATTCACGTGTTTGTTCAAGAATGATTGACCATAATATCCATATAGGTGATCTTAAAAATTTTTCTTCTACATAATCATTAGATCTATATCCACAAATAAGATATACTTTTTTATCTTCTTTAAATTTTGATGCATATTTTAATATCCATGATATCCAAAATAATGCTTTTATAGAATCACGTGTTTCTGGTCTTAAAGAATAACATAATTCATTTACTGGTATAAATAATTCAATAGGATCTTCTTGTTTCATAATTGAACGTGCATAAATATTTGATGGTGCTTTTAAAGATTCTTGTATAACAATAGGTGTAAAATGATGATTTGGTTTAATTGTAGGTAAAGAAGGTAATTTTGCTTTTCTAGTTAATGCAATACAAGAACCAACTTCACATAATAATTGTCTAGCTTCTGGATTATTACGAATATCTGTCATAGTCATTACAGAATATTGTTGTTCTATTGGAGCAAATCTTTCATACATACGAGTTAAATAAAGAAATACTTGTGGTGCACTACGATTAATATAATGTGCTGAACTTAAAAATAAAGTATTCCAACATGAATGTGTTAAACCAGAACACATTAATTCTAAAATCCAATAACATGTATAATCAGCATGACCTAATTTTATATTTTCATCTAAAACTTTATAAACATGTGTTCGTAAATGTCCAGAAAATGTAAATTTTTGGAAATCTACGACTGTACGTGAATCTTCTATCATTTATCTTCTTCGACGGTGAGTTTTACGCTTATGTGAACGCTTTTTTTTAGTTTTATGACCTCCACCATGATATCCTCCTAATTGATTTCTCATATTTTGTAATAATGTTATAAATTCTGGATCAGAAAGTTCACCTTTCTTATTTTCTTCAATAGCACCTTTAAAAGATTTTTTTAAATCAGAAATTGTTTGTTTATCTGGTTTAGCAGCTTTTTCTTCAGCTAATGAAAATGCTGCATTAGTTAAACGTATTTCTTCTTCTTTTGAAACTTCTTTTGGAACTTCTTGACGACCTTTTTCTGGTGAGTTATAATTTCTTACAAAATTTAAAGACATTTCTTTTATTTTTTACGATGTATTTTACGACGACGAGTTTTTCGAGTTTTACGCCGTCCATTCCCACGCGTTACTGATCTAGCCACTAATTGATTAAATATCTCCTGTGTTGGAAGAGGTCTTAATTTTTTATTTGCTAACCAAAAATCATTATATTTCATATGTTCATTAAATGAATATTTATTTAGATCAAGGTTATATTGCATAGTAGGAGTTCTCCCAGGATGTAAAGGTGGTTTTTCAGCCATTTATATATTTATGTTTAATTTATTTTTTACGATATCTTATTTTACGTGAACGTTTCTTAGTTTTTCTAGTTTTACGTTTACGTCCACTTCCTTCTATCCCTTTCATTCTACTACTATATCTTGACATTCGAACAGGTGTTCTTGATACTACTCCAGTAGGATTTTCAATAGTAAAATTTGTAGATGGAGATGGAGTTCTAGAAGGTGGAAGAGGCGGAGGTGGAGATGGTGGTGGAGGGGGAGGTGGAATATATGGTGGTGGTGGAGGTGAAGGTGGAAGAGGTGGTGGTGGAGGGGAAGGTGGTAAAGGAGGAGTGTAAGGATTTTCTTTTAGTTGTTGTTGTCTTTTTAATGCTTCTTTAAATTCTGAACTTGGTTCTTTTGGAAAACTTGATCTATCCATCTTGTCTCCTCCTTCTTCCCTCTTCCCAAAAAGAAAAGAGAATAATCCACCTCCTTTTTTTTTACCTTTTTTTAAAGTTTTTCTTTTTTTTTTCATCATTTATATTTATTTAGTAAAATAAACGAGATATTGATATTCTTTTGATGCTGGTCTTAAAGATACTTTTTCTTTTAAACGAAATCCAGATGTTTTTGCAATTTCAATTAATCTTTCAACAGATGGCATATTCCATTCTCTTGATTGTTCTCTATATTTTGTTCCAGAAGGATTTTTAGATGGATTAAAATATACGAATGTTTCTTTAAATATTGCATCATCATGATCTTTTTTCTTTTTTAATTCACCTATATATTTAAAATCATTAAAATAAATTTCAGATTTTGTTTGACGTTCAAAAGAATATTTTTGTAATGAAAATCCAGCAAATGGTGATGCTAAATCTAATAAAGGATCATATTTATCTGGATCTACCATATGAACAACAAAATAACTATCTGGTTTTAACCATGCATATGCATTATCAAATATAACTTTTGAATTTGGAAATTCATATATTGCAAATCCTAATAATAAACATGTAGAAAATGATTTTGGTGTAAATATTGAAACTTGTGTTATATCACCTTTTTTAAAGATTGCAGTAGGACAATTTTTTCTTGCTTCTTCTAACATTTCAGAAGATGTATCAACTCCAATATATTCAACACCTAATGCTGTAAAAAAACATGAATTTTGTGATATACCACATGCCATATCAAGAATTTTTAAATCTGTTATAGGTTGATTAGATAATGCTATATCTTGTATAGAAACTCTTTCAAAACCTAATTTATCTTCAGATGAATGCCAAAGAGGTTTATATATTCCAGCATATAAAGCATCATATATTTTATCAACAATTGTAGTTTCATCTTCAAAATGTTCTTGACTACTTGACCATAAACATATTGAATAAAATAAAAAGAATAATCCTACAAGAATAAATAAATCTTTAACATCCATTATGATTCTATAGTAAAATATTTTAAAAGTTTAGGATATTTGATGTATAATTGATAGACAATAAATAAAGATAATATAATTGTAAGTCCTAATTCTAACCAATAATACCATGAATTTGAATTCATAGAAAAACTAAATAATCTCCATTCAACATCATTTTCATCTTTTTTTTGTTGTAAATATTTTTGAACAAAATAATAATCTTCTTCTTCAAAAGGTTGTTGATCAGAATGATATTGTTGTGCATCATTTATTGTTTTTAATTTTCGTATAGTTTGTTCAGCTTCTTGTTCAGCTTTTTGTTGTTTATAATTATGTAACCATGTTGGTCCATCTCTTAAAGAAAAATATGCAATTTTTGCTTTTTCAAAACCTACTGGATCAATACCAGCTTTTGAAGATGCTTTCATATAGTCATCTTGTAAATCTTGTAGTTTTTTTTGTCTTTGACATTCTACATCACATGCTTCCATTATTTATAAAATAGATTAAAAAAAAGTATCCTATTAAAAGAAGTATTGATATACTATGTGAAGTTTCACCTAATAAAGAACTTAAAAAAATATAATTTAAAATTATTAATATTAAACATCCAATAGAAATATATAAATAATATAAATTTTTTGTTAATAAAGTATTTCTATTTTGTATTTCTTTTAATTCATCTGTATTTAATTTTTTAGGTGTTTCATTTAATAATAATTTACGTATTTCTTCAATTTGTTTATAAAACATTTGTATATATGTTGAATTCATATAATCAATTTCTGTTTTTTTTACTATAGTATCTCTTTCTAAATTTAAGGTTTGTATTTGATCTATTGGTGGAATATCTGATTTTGTATATATATTACCTAAATCACCAGATTTATTTGATGTTAACCATATAGTATTTGATGGTGTTATACTTATATTTGTAGGTTCATCAGCTTGAATATTTGTACATGATTGTCCTATACATTTTTCTATATCTGTTGATGTCATACCATATAAATTTGGATCTTTTGTACCTATTAATCCAGTTAACATACCTTTAAATTGTGGTAATAAAGACCAACCAGATTTTAATGTTTCATCTGTTTTCCATGCTTTTCCAGTAGAATCTATACCATATAAAGCATTTAATGATGATGAAGTAATTTGTGTATTTGATGTATCTGGAACTAACATCCAATTTCCAGTCGTTCCAGGTTTTGGTAATTTCCATTTTTGTGTACCTTGACCCCATATATAAGAACTTGTTACATAAATATTTTTTAATGTATCTTCTTCTTTAAAAGGTATAGTAATCCATTCAGTATTATTATAAATTTTTAAGAATGTACCATTAGAAGTATATAAAACATATAAAAAATCATCAGCTGCTATATCAAGAATAGTACCATCAAAGTCTTGTGAAACCCAATTTCCTTTACATGGTAAAGCACATTTAAATAATTTATTTTGACCTATACCCCATGCATATCCAGCTGTTGTTTCTATAATTTTAGAAAGATTACCTGGTATATTTGTCCAATCATCTTGTGAATTTAATAATTCATTCATTTGATCAGTTAATGTAGAATATTCCATTTTTCCTTATCTTTTATAAACTATTTTTTAAATTTATTATTACGTAGCAAAACTACCGCCACCACCACCACCGCCACCACCACCACCACCACCACTACCATCATCAGCACTAATACTCAAAGAAGAAGCACCTGGATTCAAAAAAGACTCTAAAACTCTACCAAATCCTCTTGCTTTATAATCAGCATTAACTTTATCATTAATAAATTCTTTAGTTGCTACATTAGAAACATATGTAACAGCTAAACGTACTTTTTTAAAACGTAAAATTTGTGAATAATCCATAGATGTTCCAAATTTTCCATTCGAATTTACATTGGGCATTTTATTTCTTCTCTACTAAAAAAAATAAGTAGAATGGATATTAAAACTTTTTATAATCAAAGACAAACTAATTTACAAGAATTTCATAATGAATATAATGAATTAAAAATACAATATAGAAATTCATTACAACAATATTTAGAAGATTCTTCAAAATTACAATCTGTTCTTGATGTAAATAAACAATTAAATGATTTAATAACAGAATTTATAGGAAAATCTGGATCACAATTTGATGAACAAACAATTAATGATTTAACGAATGATATTCTTTTATATCAACAACAATATAAAGAATTAAAAAATTCAAAAAATTCTAATGAAAAAGCACAACAAATTTTAAATTCTGAAACAATAACTTTAAATGATTTAAAATATAAATATAATATATTTTTAAGTATTTTTATACTTTGTATAATAATTATTATATATTATATATTTATAACACCCAAACAATCAATCCTAGTATCCCTAAAATCCCAACCCTTACCCATGATGTAGGTTGAGATGATGGTGGTGGCTGTGTGATATAAAAATGTTCGATAGGTTCTTCAATAGATGTTGTATTTGTATCTTGTAAAGATTCATAAGCTTTTTCATATAAATCTTTATATTTTTGTTGACCAGTTAATTTATATTGAATATAATTTCGTTTATATTCTTTTTCCATATTTATATTTATGTATCTAAAACATTACTAACACAACATCTATAATATTTTGATAAACCAGCTGATTCAGATAATCTTTGAATTTCTATAATATCATCTGGTCTAGCACCAAGATATTTTGCCATAGCATCTTGAGAATCTATCCATGGTAATTCACGTTTAAAATTTTGTATACGTAAATTTTTTTGTAATAGATCAACTTCTTCTAAAGATAATATTCTTTGTTGTGGAACTTTTCTATGTTGTGTTATATCATATTGTAAATTTCGTATATCAAATAATTGTATAAGAAAATTTGTTTTAATATTAATATGTTGTCTTATTAAATCAACAATATTTTCAGATGGTGATGTCATCATAATAATTATAAGACCATTCTTAAAATTATTAGTATTACAAAATTCTATATAAGAATCTAAAATTTTATCTGATAATCTACTTTTTTCACTAAATAGAATTAATACACCACCTAAATTATACATTCTTGTATCATCCATAGAATTACCTAATTTTTCAATTTCTTTTACATCTTTTCCTCGTTTATTTAACATTTGTTTTAGAACTTCAAGAGATTTATCTTCCATTTTTTTATTTATTATTTATATTCAATTATATTTAATTCCGTTTTATAAATATAAAAAAAAATGAATTTTAATTCACACGAATATAGTTTACTGTTTTTTTTTATAGCTTCTTGTTTGTTTACATATTTTTGTTTATGTCGATTTCATGAAAATTTTGGAAGATTTGAAGATCATACAAATAGAAATAGAACAGATAAATTAGCAAATTCTTCTTTAAATCAACAAACAAATCATGCAATTATTTCAAAAACATTTGATGCTGGTCCTTTACCTGGTACACAATCACCTTTTCAAATTAATATGTGGAAAGCTTATTTTTAAAAAAATGGATTTTTCTCTCTCTCTTCTCTCTTACTGTTTAAAAAAATGAGTTTTCATGTTCGTGTTTTAAGACCTGGACAAAGGATTCTTATTCCTCGCCTTGTTCACGAATACGGTACATTCCCTTTTGTTTGTGCAAACATTACGTGTATAGTAATAGAAGATGACAAAGAAACGTTCTTTACTGGACCGTTTTCTATTCGAGTTTCTGAAAACGAATACTTAAATTTTGATCAAGTTCCTTTAGAATTAAAAGATTTTACACTTTTAGGTTAACTTATTTTTTGTTTAGAGCATTCATAATTTCTCTTAAATTTGTTTCAATTCTTGGACGTTGATCATCTGGGAATGTTTGATCATGTAAAAGTTTAATACAAGCTTGTTTTGCTTCTTGTAAATGTCCAGTATAACATCCAATAATTGTTAATTCATCCCATACTTTCCATTCATAAGAATCAGTTTCAACAAATAAAACTTGTTGGGTTGGTTTTGGTATTTTTGAAGCATATGAAATCATAGCAAATAATTCTTGTGAAAAAAGATTATGTGATCTACAAAATCCAGCAAACCATATAAGTGATTCTGATCTTCCAGGACTACATTCATGTGCTTTCCATGCCCATTCTTTTGATTTTTCCATATCATCATTCGTAGCCATAAATTTAGATAAATTCATAGCACATACACATTGTTCTTCTTTCCATTTTCCCATTTCATAACGTTTTTTATACCATTTAATTGCTGATGGAATATCACCACCATCACGATAAGATTGTGCTAAATAAAAAACATTTCTATCATTCTCTGGATTTTTTTCAACTTCTTTTAAAAGAACTTCTGCATCCTTTAAATATTTATTTGCATCTTTAGAACGATTTCCTATTGTTCTACCAATCATATGAAATTCTGGTGGTAATATACCAAATTTATTATCTTGTTTATCATTAGTTGGATATTCATGCAATACACCTTCATATCTCCATCCATCAGATGCTTTAAAAATTTGTGTTCTTTGATAATCTATATTTCCACGTTTAATAGAAATATTGAATGCATTCAAATTATTTTCTTCTAAAACTTTTTTTAGAAATTCTTTTGAATTTGGAGGATATACAATTAAATCATCAGCATCAATCATTAATATATAATCCATTTTACCATCGCATAATTTCAAAGCTTCAGATCTTGATAAACCAAATCCTTTCCATTCTCGTTCATGTAATTCTCCTTGAATATCATGAATATCAAAAAAATTACGAATAATTTGCATAGTATTATCTGTTGAACCAGTATCAACAATACACCATGTATCAATTAAATGACGAACACATTCTAAAACTTCATGAATAATATGTGATTCATCTTTTACAATCATACATAATCCAAATTTTTTCATTATATTTTGTAATTTAATTATATATTTAATACTAAAATACCTTTTTCTTTTGGTACTGGCAAAGTACCAGTTTTTCTATATTCTAAAACTTCATCCCATGTTTGTTTAAATGATTGAATATGATCAGTTAACCAAGAAGGATCTTTTTCTACTAAAGATGTTCTTGTTTTTTCAACAATCCAAAATATAACATTCCATTCAAATATATTTGTTAATGTTGAATACCATTCATCATATGTTGTACTACAATAAGATACTTGATCTTTTTTTAAAGCAAAACAACCTTTTTTATTTGTAGTTTTTAACCATTCTGCATAAGAAATTTGTTTAAATTTTGTTTCAAGATATACACATTCATTTAAACCAGTACAATGTAATTGCATTTGCATTTGATGAAAATATTCAATAGGTATAGGTGAATTATCATCAAAATTACGAGAGATTGGACATTTTAATTCAAGTAATCTACCATTTCTTTCATCTTTTGTTATAAGTAATCCATCTGGTGATGCACCAAGAAAATCATAGTTTGGATGAATAACACATGATAAATCAATAATTTCATCAATATTTTCTTTTTCTTGATATAGAAATTTTGCAATAGGTTCAAAATATGTTCCCCATAAACATGCTAGTGGACTTGTTTTTTTTTCTATTGTTTGAGTAATTAATTTAGATTCAATCAATTCACGTCGTTGTGAAAATGTTGCTGTACTCATAGCTTTATAACATTCAGATGCTGTTATACGATTGCTTCTTGTAAGAAACCATTCAGCAGTTCTTTGTTCTTGTTTTCCATAATTTTCTATTAATGATTTGATTTGTTCTTCCATTTCAGTTACTTCTTATACATGAAACATAGGTAAATCCATTTTATGTTTTAAAATTTGTATTTGTATAATTAAATATAATGAAAACACAAAGAAAGAAAAAGAAAGATATACAATAAAATTTAAATAAAAAATGTGAAGTTATTCATCTGATTCAATCACGATAGTAATACCTTTTGTTTCTGAATAAATACCTCTTTTTGCTAAATCTGAACTTTCATATGAATCAAATATTTGTTGTAGAAATTCTTCAGATGTAATTTTTTTTGCTTGTAGTTCTTGAAATGTTTTTTCATAATGATTATATAATACAAGGTGTTTTGGAGATAAAGAACCTCCACTAGTTGCATGTAAAACTAATACTTTATGTGTGTCACAACATGATATAAATGGAACTCCATCTTTAGCAATTAATAGTTCGGGTTTACATGTAGTTTCTTTTTTCAAAGGAAAATCGGGATCATAAGGGCTTTTTGCAAAAGAACAAACTTCCATTTTTTTTTAAATAGAAAATATGAATTCTAGTAAAATCCGTTTTCACGTTTAATTTCTTTAAAAGAAAAATGGAAATTAAAAGTCAAGAACAATGGGTATTACATCGTTTAGAAAAATTTTATAGTGATTCTCAAAATTTAAAAAAAGTTTTAGATATTATTAATGGTGAATCAACAATATCATTACGATTAATTGATTGGTTTGTTACAAATTATTCTAAAAAATTTAATACTGCATTTATGATTAAAGAAAAATATATTATTGTATATCCTTCTTATAAAAGTCATTTAAAAGCATATAGTAAAAAAATGTTTGATCCATTTTGTAGATGTAAACGTATTAAATTTGCTGGTATTGAAACAACTGTAGGACAATTAAATTTTTTTGAATGGATTATTACAGATGGTATATTAGATTATATTTATATAAATCGTGAAATAATTCATAAAGATATGGAATTACGATTAAATACAAAAGATATTACAAAAAAACGTCATGAACTTTCAAGTTCTGCATCAAATTTACTTTCTAAACATCATGTAGAATTAAAATTCTCATTTGAATAAATAATGAAGTGTAAAGAAATTCCAAGGAAAGAAACAGAATCTTCCTCTATAACTTCTTATGGATATTTTGATGATGATCTTAAAATTGCACATGCAGCAATAAGAAAAAAACGAGATGGAACTTTTTCATTACATAATGTTTCAATTATTCCAGAATATCGTGGACGTGGTTTATGTACAAAATTTTTAAAATGTGTTCTTAAAGACTATACAGATAAAACTATTTTTTTAAATGTTCTTCAAACAAATGAACCAGCAATAAAATGTTATACTAAATTAGGATTTAAAGAAATAGATAAAGGACGTTCTACGTTATATATGCGCAAAAATTAATTAGTTAAAAAAGTAAAGATGTTTTCATTATTAAAACCATCTTTACTTTATACAGATGTATCACAAGATGTATCAGAAAATGATGAAGATTTTGAATCTACTGAATGGGTATATTCAGAAGTGACTGTTTATAGAGGAGCTTTAAATACAGAATATTTAAAAGAAGGATTAGATGTATATTCTTTATATAATGATAATTCAGAACGTATTGGTTTAGCTGAACATTCATCTGAAAATCATTCTTTATTTAAAGTTTTATGGTTTTCTGATAATCCTTGGAATATGTTATTTCAAGAAGATTGGAAACAAACAGAATCTATATATACATTATTAAGTCCAGAAGCTTATCAAGATTCTATTGATATGAATATACTTGAAAAAGGTTGTCATAGAATTGTATTACCATCTTATATTATGAATGGATTTCCAGATATTTATCAATGTGATTGTAATGTTTCTTTTTTGCCTACTAAATGTAGTTCGACAAAGAAAAAAGTTATTATTACAAATCCTTTATTTATAGATGATTCTTTTATAATGTATATTCCACCTTCTAATTCTAAAATATGGTCTATGCTGGATTTAGAGCAGCGCGTCTCTTCCTCTGGAGAGGAGGTGCACCACCACCAACACTAGGTTCTACATGTTGTTCTTCATCTTTTTGTTCTGGAACTTCAACTTCTTGTTCTTCTTGTTCTTCCTCCTCATGTACTTTAAATACTTTTGCAGCTTCTAGCCTATTAGGAGGGAATACTTGAATCATTCGAATACGCCATGTAACACCAAATGATTGATTAGATACATAGACAGTTCCATTCACTAGCATCATAACAGAGACTCCCTTAGGGAATACTTCTGCCAAGTTTGCTACTGTTACTGGTACTTGTTTAACTTTTTGATCAACAACTTGAAAATCACTTTGTAGCTTTCCATCCCATACGGGTATTTTAGCTTTAAAAGATGGGGGATATTTTCCATTTGGGACCCACACATCTCCTACTTTATCTGATGATAGTTGAATAATACTACGTTCGTCAAAACTATCTGCAATAGATTCTTCTGAACGCTTTTTACCAAATACTTTACTACTATTTTCAAATGCCCACTTTTTTACAGCGGACGAAATTGCTTGTAGAGAATTATACATTTTTCCAATATCATCTGATTGTTCACACACAGATTTACCATCTGGTGGACATCCTTTGAGTGATCCAATAAGAGAATATGTTACCGAATTTGATTGTTCATTTTCTCTTGTTAGTAGACCACCTGGGCATGATAGTTTGGGTAGTTGAAAGGAACATTTTTGTCCGTCATACATAAGTTGTGCTGACATACCTTTACCTTTTTTTAGTTCACCTACACTCAATAGTTTAGAATCTAGCTTTGAAAATTCAAATGTTGCATCTTGCATTTTTAAGTTCTTGTTTTGTTATCTATATTACGCATATGTTTAAATCCGTTTTCATATAATTCTAACATATAATAATAAATGAGTTGTATGTCGGGTATAAAAGAAGGATGTGATAAACGTTGTATATTTAAAAGAAAAATATCATTATTTTTTTGTAAAAAACATTTAAAAAAATCTTATAGAATGGAATTATTACAAAAAATAATTCCTTCTATAATAAAATTTCAATCAATTGTAAAAGGTTATTTATTAAGACGAAAGTTAGAATTACATGGTTTTTTAATTGTAAATAAAAAAATAAAAAAAGAAACGTATCACAATACAGAAGATTTATTTACATGTGAAACATTATGTAAACCATTAGATTGTTTTTTACTTCGTGAAAATAATAAAATTTTTTGGTTTCATATAAAAACTATGATTGAATGGGTAACTAAATTTGATAGAAAACCAACAAATCCGTATACAAGACAACCGTTTACGTTGCGAGATAGTTTACGTATAAAAAGAATAATTTTTCGAAGAGAAAAAGAAGATTTATTTCATGAACCTCAAAAAATTAGACAACTTGGACAGTATTCTTCTTTTTATATTAATATGATTGTTCAATATATTAATGAAACTTTAAGTGATTCATATATAATTGAATCACTAAATTTAATTAACTTACAAAAATATGATATTATTCAAAGATTTGAAAAAATATATGAAAAAATGAAAGAATTTTATACAACTACATGGGGAAAAAATCCATCTTTTTCTTCCTATATAGATTCATTTTATGATGCAATAGAAACTATGAAAAAAACAGAATTAAAAAATGAATTACTATTTTGGAAAGCTTATTTAAATAATTTAGCTATTATTATTTCTATTTTTTCTAAACAAAAAGATAATTATGCATTTTCATTCATTATTGGTAAGCATTTATTGTAAAAGAGATTTAAACAGACGAGTACTATTCAAAGTACAACCGCGTTAGAAATGGCCAAAACTGAATCCAAGCAAGAAACAAACATGGCACCCGTAAAAACTCCAGCATCTAAGAAAACTGCTGCTGCAAGTACTCCTAAACCTTCTGTACAACCCGTTGTAGAAGTTGTAAAAGTTGTTGAACCTCAAGAAACTCTTTCTTCTGAAGCAAGACTTCTTGCACTCCAAGAAACTTTGAAAACTTTGAAAGCTGATTTGGCTAGTCGTCTAACAGCTGTATCTCATGAACTACTTGAAGTATCTAAAAGTGTAAAGCGTGAACAACGTGATTCTAGAAAGCGTAGAAAGGTAGATCCCGCAACTTTGAATCCCGAAGAACTTGCCGCATGGGAACTTCGTAGATCTAAAAATGCATTCTTGAAAATGCGTCCTCTCTCTGATGAACTTTGTACGTTTATGGGACTTCCATCTAAAAGTCAAAAGAGTCAAACTGATGTAACTAAATTTGTAGCACAATACGTAAAGGCACATCAATGTTTTGATCCTTCTTTTAAGCGTAGAATTCTTCCCGATACGAAACTTGCCAAACTTCTACGTGTAAAGGATAAAGATGAAGTTACATATTTGAATCTTCAAAGATATTTGAAAGTTCATTTTCTAAAGGTATAAATTATAAATTTAATAAAGTAGTAAATTAATAAAATAATAAAAAAAATATTAGAGATTTTAAACAAAATTTCTAATATTTTTTCTTTAAAAACGGATTATTATTTTTATTGATTTTGATAATATAAAAAAAAGAGAAAAATGCCCGAAAAACAAGAAAAAAAAGTCCCATGTCTGTATTTCAACTCTGCAGAGGGTTGTACAAAAACAGCAGAATCGTGTTTGTTTCTTCATTCATCTCAGTGCAATCATGTAGGTTGTATTAAGCGTGGAAAAGAATGGACTCATACTGCAGAATCATGTGGTTTTCTTGAAATGAATAAAAAAAAAAATTCTCTTGAAGGTGGTGCAGAAACACCACTCCCAACAACTACAAGTCTTTCAGAAAAAGAAATTCTTTGTCAACAAATTTATGATAAACTTATTAAAAAGATTTCTGGAAAAATTACTGGAATGTTTAAAGATGGCTTAGATACTTCTGATTTACAATCAATTATAGATGAACCAGATATTTCAAAACATGAATGGTTCAACTTAGCTTTGAAAGCATTACTAGAATAAAAAAAACGGAATTTTTTATTTCTTTTTTTTAAAACTTTCTATAAAAAAAAATGTTAAAAATAAAAAGAAGACGTGCACCACTCCCTGAAGAAATTTTAGTGATTGATGAAAAAAACATAGAAATAATTATTAGAGAAATAAAATCTTTTATAATCTGTAAAGATAAACAACATAATTATAACCCAGAAATTGAACTATTTCCATTACAAATTAATTATAAAAATGGTGAAATTCTAACAATAGATTTTGAATCTTTTCAAGAAAGATTAGATATTTGTGGTGAATTTATAAGATATGATATATTTTATTCTTATGAATAATAAAAAACGGATTCTTTTTTGTTAAAATAATATTTGTTACTTCCTATCTCCCTCAGTTTTACTATGAACCCAAATCAGCTTGCTAATTATGTTGCTAACTTAAACCTTGCTCCCCTTCCTTCCTCTCCTCTTCCTACTCCACGCCGCCAAAGCCCTCCTTCTATAAAAAAGGAAAGGAATAAATTAAGAAAAACGTTCAGAGAAGTCGTAACAAAGCTTGTCAATCTTAAAAAAGCATGCGCCCCCCTCTTACCTAGAAGCCCAACTGTAAAGAAAAATCTCTCTTCCGTGTTTAACAACCTTCTGTAAAACACACACACATTTTTGTGTTAAAAATGGATTTTTCTTTCTTTATTATATTAACCATAACCAGAATGCTTCCTTGGCATGAAATTCCAAGACCAAACGCAACACGCGAGTTAACAAATTATGCATTCAATCAAACCTTCATAAAATTATCAGAAGGTCCACATGAAGAATTTGGATTTCTAAAAAGACACCCAAATTCTCCTTTTAAACTTGTTGAACCAAAAAAACCAAAAAAAATAACTTGGAAACTTTAAAAAATTTTCCACAGAATATAAGTTTTTATACTCTGTGGAGGATACATGGAGTGGGATTCGAACCCACGCGGATTTCTCCAACAGATCTTAAGCCTGTCACCTTAACCACTCGGTCACCCATGTTCACTCTTTTAAGTATCGCTTTGTGTAAATTGTTTTATTTCATGATCTGTAATAATAATTTCATTAGGAAGTTCTAAATATAATATTGTACTAAAAAAAGGAGTAATTTTTTTATCTAAAACTAAATATCTCATTTTTGAATTATCATGTAAACTACGAAATAAATTTTTAAATACTTTTTCTTTTGAAAATGTATCTCTAATTTTAATTTTACATTTATTTTCTACCCATGCACACATATTACCAGAACTACACATTTTTTCATCTTTTAATTGTCCACATGGTTTTCTTATTTTTGATAAAAATTCAATAGGTTTATCTGTTTTAAAAAAATATGTTATTTCATTATACCATGAATATAAAAGATGTTCTAATTTTGTAGATTTATTTTCTATTAAAACATTTTTTAATTCTGGATAATCATCTAAATCTTTTGATAATTGAAATAATAAAAAATCATGTATTTCTGCATTATAAGAAATACGTTTATATAATTCTAAATCTTCTTTTGATGGTTCATCAAATAATAAATTAGATTCTGTTGTTTTTTGTAATGTTTCAAAAATTTGACTTTCTGATTCTTTTTTTTCAGATTTAAAAGGTTTTATAGGTATACGAAATCCACTTTTTGTTAAAATTTCTATAACATAACCATTATTATTTTGTATATCAGATTCCCATTCATAAAATTCTTCTCCTTTTATAAAATTACGGACATATTCATAGGATGGTAATTCTTTTATTTCATGATATCCAGATAATACTTCTTGTTTTAATTTTGGTATTGATGTATTTTCAAATGGTAATATAATTTTTTTTGGAACATAAAAAGCTTGTGCTCTACCATAAGGATCTAATATAATAAAAAATGTATCTATACTTCTTTTTTTTAATAATAATACAGCATTATTAAATGAAGGTGATTTTATTTTACATGCAGATAATCTTAATTTAATTAATTCTTCTCTTGTTTTTTCTGTGAATGGTTCATCCCATACATTTGCTTGATATTCAAATTTCTTTTTATTACGAAATACATGACATAATACATCTAATTGATTTCCAGATTTTATAACAACAATACCTTTATATTTTTTTAAAGAAATTTTAGGTGTATCAAATGTACAACTTATACTTCTTGTTACTAAATCAATTTTAAATAAATCAATATTTAATAATAATGCACAATATTCTAATTCGTACATTTGATTTAATATACCAGTCTCATAATGTTCTGATATACTTGAAATTATTTCAGATATAACTTTTTTATTAGTTTTATCGAATGGTTTCATAATTAATTTTTCTTCAATTTCTTTTGAATATTTTGTAGATCTTTCTCTCCATATTGATAAAAAAGAACATTTTATTATTGTTTCAATAAAAAATCTAGGTGATTGAATACTTATATTTTTTCCTAATAAAGAAGGTAAATCTTTTGAAGGTCTTTGTATTCCAACTCTAAAATATCCAGACATACCAGATTGCATACGATTTAATCCTTTTTTAAATATTTTATATGTTTCATTAATAAAAATAGAAAATAAAATATCTTGTGGAATATAAGCTAAACGAAATGATAAAATATTAATTTTATCTTCATTCATAATAAAAAATATATTTTCTTCTGTTTCTAATTTTTTTGTTGATTGATTTGGTGTACTATAACAACATGGTAAATTTTTTTGATTAATTGGTGATATATTTGAAGAAAATTTTGGATAAATTTTTTTAGAATCACGTTTTAATACTGAATATTCAATATAATCTAATTTATCATCAATATTTCTTAATTTCCCTTTACATTTTGGACATCTGAGTGTTTCTTCTATTGTAATTAATTGTGATTCTTTTAAAGGTATTTCATCTGTCATACACCAATATTCTGGACATATAATTAATCCATCTGGATTTTCAATTTTAATTTTTTCTTCTTCTGGATATTTTTGAGGATCATATGGTGTTCCAGATATATCTTCTAATTCTTTATCAGATAATATAATAGGTTGATATTTTCTATCACATTTAGATGGGAATTTTGCAGATGGATGAAATGTTTCTTCATCAAATTGTTGTAATCGATTTAAATAATATCCGTATCCACTCATAATTTTTTTTTCTTTTGTTTCTTTTATTTCTATTTGAGGTTCTTCTTCTAAATAATCAAATAAATCTGCTATTTCAATATCTTTTGTTTCTGTTTTTATAGCTGTTTCATAAATTTCTAAACGTTTTGGACAAATTTTATCTAAATATTTTGATTCTGGATTTGAAAGTATATATCGTAATATATTCGAATATTTTAAAAATCTATCTATATCATTAATATATTCAACCAAAATACTTTTTTCTTTTATTTGTAAAATTGGAAATTTACGATATTCTTTATTTAATAATGTAGGTTCTTCTTCTAATCTTTTTTTTATAGAATCTAAAATATCTTTTGCTTCATAATAAGAAACTTTCAATTCTTTTTCTAAATCTTCATATTTTAAATTTGAATTTTCTTTTAATAAACTAAATACTTTCAAATCTCTTGCATTAATTTCATCATAAGAATGATCAGATCTTAAAAATCGAAATATAGTTTTATTTGTTTTAGATTCTGAAAAAATACCAGATAAACAATTTATTCTTGAATTATCAAATGTTATTAAACTTTCATTATAAAATGATTCAAATTTAATTTCTTGTAAATCAAATCTACATTCTGCATAATCAGTTTCTTTAATGAATGGTATTATTGCATCAAATGTTTTAAACCATTCAAAAATATTTTTTTTTAATTCATTAATTGTTTTTGTATTTGTATTATCACGATAACATGCAAAAATTATATCTGTTGAACTTATTGTTACTCGATCAAAATTTTCACGTGATTCACCTCGATATAAAATTAATATATCTTCATCACGTCTTGTTTTAGATTGTGTAAACCAACGTTTCCACATAGAAATATCTAAATATGGTTTTGTTTCATTCACAGATTTAAAAAATTTATGTCTAGATATTTGATTTCTTGATGCCCATAAAGTTATACAAGGTATATTTATTGATAAAGTTAAACCATAAAAAATTTGTTCAAATCTTTGTCGAATAATATCACCAAAAAATGTATCAATAAAAGGAATTCTCCATACAGTTTTTAATATTTTTGTAGTTAAAGGTACTGGTGGTTCTAATGTAAATAAATCTTTTAAATGTTTATGATTTTCTTCTAATACTTTAATTTCATTTGAACTTAAATAAGAAGGTGTATCTTTTGTAAGATATGGAAAATAAGGTCCTTCAAATGTTTCATATTCTTTTACAATAAAATGTTTGATTGGTATATTTAAATATAAAGTTAAAAATAATGTTTGTAATTCTGGTATAGGATATTGTGCAGATGGAATTTTTAATGATATATCTGAAAATTCTTTGATAGGTAAACAATAAGATATTAAAGAATCTACACCAAAAATTCTATATTCTAAAAAATTTTCTTTTAAATCACGTAATTTTGATGGCATTATCATCCATTCTTCTTTTGTTAATTCTTGATATGTTTCATTCAAAAAAGGAAATCTTAAATCATGTATATATGTTTCAAATGTTTCTTTTAATAATTTTTCACCATTTAATGATATTCGATTAAATAAACGTTCCCAATTTCTTGGATCTTGTTTATAATATTTTGATGGTAATTCTAATCCAATTAATATAAATAATTTATCTGGATGTATATCAATAGATTTTGATATTTGTTTTCTTATAACATCAATTGTATCATCATTAAAAAATTCTACTGGATATTCTTTTTCTTTAAATAAAATTTTTGTTTTTATCATCTTACTTTAATTTGTTAATAAAAAAAATGGATTTCTTTTTTTTTAAAAACTTTCTTTATAAAAACAATAATGAATGCACCTCAGTTTTCTTCAACCTATATTGGAGCAAAAGCACCAACTCTTTATAAACCAAGAATTAGGAGGCAAAAGGAAAATTCGTTTCCTTTCTCCCCCGAACCTCTAGAAGTAATCCTTTCTTTTGAGTCTCTTCCTTCTTCTCCAGATACTTCTATGTTTTATAGAAACCCAATAGGATATTCAATTTTACCACTAAATAGTCCTACAAAAGGAAAAATATTTTAAAAAACGGAAGTCATATCTTATTAATTTTTTATTTTTTTAAAAAAATGTCACATATAACAAAAGAATATTTATGTAATTTACAAAAAGAATATAAAACAAATCCACAAAAATTTCTTATTGAACGTTATAAAAATATGATATTAGAATGTGCAAAAAGAGGTGGACATAAATTTGATATTATTGATATTCATGAAACAAATATACAGAATGTAATAGAAAAACTTCAAGAGATATTTATTGATATATCTTTTGAAATTGTAGAATATTCAAATCCTATAATGGTAACTCCTCAAAAAATGATACATATTACATGGTAAAACAAAACTTATAGAGGACTATCTGTTATTGTCATACCACAATATTGTACTGGATTTTTTGCATAATTTTCTTGTTTATATATACCTATTTGTATACATTCATGTAATAATTTACGAAAATTTGTCCAAAATTCTGGTGTATGTCCTATTGATGATGTCATTAAATGAGCCATTTCATGTATTAAAACAAACATAATAATATTTAAATCTACTAATGGAAAAGGTGGTGTTGTTTTATCACGTAAACAAACAACAATTTTTTGTCCTTTGTTTTCTGAATAAGATGTTGAATTAGCATTCAAATCATTCTCTTCTAAAACATCAGAATTAAATTTTTCAACAAGACGTTTATATGGTTCTTCATGATATTGTTTTACATGTTCTACAATTTTTTCTAATCTTTTTCTAATTTCTGACATACGTTCAGCTGCTTCATTTTTATCTGGTAAATTTTGAACTTTATATTTTTTACCATCTGATGCTTGAACTTCTATATTATTTTGTGGACCACTCGTATACATTAATGCCAATACTGTTCCTCCAAGAAGTAAAGGTATCATTTTTATTAAAAACGGATTCTTTTATTTACAGGAAATGGATATTAGATTTAAAACAATGTCTGAATAGTCAGAATTGTAATCTCCCTCTCTCCCCTCTCTCCCCTCTCTCCCCCTCCTCTCTCTCCCCCCTCCTTAGCGCCTCTCTCTCTCTCTCTGCGCTTACAGCATATCCGGTTATGCTGGGCTTACTAGTTCGAATAGTAAGTTTTTTCACTTAGCTTTCAAGCCAGTTCTATAAGGATTTGGTTCAATAGTACTATTTAAGAAAGGACCAACAGAACCTACTGGGTTAGGAGGTTCTTCACGAATATCCCAAGCTGGATTTCTATTTGTTTGTGATACACCAGCTACTGCTGTATTCGTGTGATAACCAGCTTGTAAGAAATTTTGTCCTTTCAAATCTTCAGATGCACCAGGGGTTAAAGATCCTAATGATACACCGGGTTCACCACCTGGTAATAATTCTGCTGGTTTTAATACACTTTCAGAATATTTAGATTGTCCAGTTGTTGTACGATGTTGAAGAGTTTCTGTAGGTTGAGCATTTCCACCAACAGAATTTGTACTACTCGTAAAAGGACCTTGTTCACTTAATGGTGATACTGTACCAGTAGATCCTTCTAATTTATCCATCATAGACGAGGTTGCCATACTTTTTGATCCACCATAAGAATTCATTAAATATAATAAAACAAGAGCACCAGCAATCCATGGACCATATTTAGAAAGTGTGTGATTTAATGCCATTTGTTTTATCTTGAAACAAAGACAAAAAAAACATAATGAAAAAATCTATTTTAAATTTTTTAAATTCACCAGATATTCAATTATTTTTTGAAAATAATATATTACGACCTCTTCTTGAAAAAGTTTTTAATTATTTATATCCTTATTTAATTGGTATAGCATGCTTATGGATTATAATGTTTTTATGTACTGTTATGATTCTTGTACTATTAATGAGGACTGGTATATAATCTTTAATTATTTTTAAAAATATAAGAGAATGATATCTTTTTTATTATTTTGTTTATTTACTTTAACATCTTTAGTAACAACATCTTATTATATAGGAGAATCTTTCAAAAAAAATTTAAAAAAAGATTGGTCTCAATATAGATGTAATCCTCTTTATATGCCACTTGCTGGTTATGTTGGTGAAAATGTTTCAACAAATTTTTTAAATTGTGTAACAAAATCATTCTCTGATTATGCTGGATTAACTATGGATGGTATGAATTCACAAATGGGTATTGTAGGTGATACATTAAGTTCTTTAAATGAATCTGTGAATGATATGCGTGGAATGATGGGTTCAACTCGTGGTAGTTTTATGATGGTATTTCAATCTGTATTTGGTAAATTAAGTAATTTAATGGCTTCTATGCAATATTTAATGATTCGTATACAAACTTTAATTGGTAGAATTGTTGGTGTATTTGCTACTATAATTTATTCTTCTTATGGTATACTTCAAACTGGTGAAGCTGCATGGAATAATGATGTTATACAAACAATTCGTAAATTATAATAAGAAAGAATGTATTTATTTATTTTTTTTACTATAGTATCTTGTTTCTTTTTTTTATATTTTTTAATGCTTTTACATATTCAAAGTATACGTTCACGTTGGAATGAAGAACGTTGTAATCCTCTTTATATGCCATTTGTTTCTTTTATAGATAATTCTATAGATACAGAAAGAAATTTTTATAGTTGTTTAGGAGTTATAAGTAAAAATGTTGTTTCTCTAATGACAGATAGTTTAGGTTCACAATTTTCTATTATAGGTGAAATATTAGAATCATTAAGTAATCCAATAAATGCTTTTCGTGAAATATCTACTATGATGCGTAAAACAGTATTAAGTTTTGTTACATCAATATTAGGAAAAGCTTCTGTACCATTAAGTTCTTTTGTATATATTTTAAATAAAGTTCAAGATTTATTACGTCGTATGGTAGGAGAAGGTTATATAGCTGCATTATTTGGTATAACTATGGTTTCTTTTATAGAAGCATTCGTATCATTAATTGTTAATATTATTAAAGGATTTGTATATGCTATGTTAATTATATCAGTAATATTAATGTTATTTCAACCAGAAATATTAGCTATTGTATTAAGTTTAGCTTCTGCATTAGCAGCTGTTGGTATATAAAATTTCTTCCTCTTCTCTAATATAAAAATGCATATGAGTAAAACTAATTTTACTTTACTTTTATTTGTAGGAGCTCTTTTATTAGGTTATTTTCAATTAAAAAATGAAGGGTATATGAATTTACCACCAGGAGCCGAATTGAATGCTCCACCTATGGGTCCTTATGATTCATCAAAAGATGGTTGGATGTCTAGTGAACATATGCCAGTAGGTTCTACACCACAAAATAAACCTATGGAAGATCCTCTTATGTTTTTAGGACATAATGAAGTAAAAACATCTTGTTGTCCATCATCTTTTTCTGGTGATCAAGGATGTGTATGTTTAACATCACAAGATAAAAAATTACTTTCTTCACGTGGAAGAAATAAATAGATTTTAATAATCTTATTGTAATATAAAAAAAATGGATGCTAAAAAGAAATTTAAAGAATTACAAAGTCGTTTAAAAAAAGATTTTCCTAGTGAAACATTTATATTTGAAGAATCACAAATTAAAGAATTTGAAACTTTTATTACACCTTCTATTTTAAAAATTATACAACGAGATGAAACATTATTTAAGCAACCGTTCACTCTTTTTCAAAGAGATATATCTCCATTTCTTTCATCAAATTATTGGGATCTTTTACAAGCATGTACATTTTCTTCTTTTTTGAGTGGTGATATTAAAGAAAAAGTATTTAAATTACTTGAAAATTTTAAAGGTTTATGGGAAGATAGTTCAACAGAAATTGAAAAAATTTTAGGAACAGAAGAATCAAGAACAAAAGTTTCAGAAATTCTTGAATTTATTATGACAACAAAACTTGCAAAAATTGTAATTTCATTAGTTGAAACTATAAATATATCTGAATTAGGTCTTGATTTTGAAAATCCACAAGAAGTTTTAAAATCATTTCAAGATCCATCAAATAAAATTATGGAAACTGTAAGTAAAAAAATTAAAAATGAATTAGAATTACGATTAAAACGTGGTGATTTTACAAAAGAACAACTTGTACAAGATATTGAAAGAATTAAAGTAAAAGTTCAATTAGCATTTGGTAGTTTTTTTAATGAAATGCTTGGTATTGAAAGTCGTAAAGGAAATGTATCATCACAACAAATATTAGGTAATTCACCAGAAGCTCGTCGAGCAAGAATGATTGCTCGATTACAACGTAAACTTGAAGAAAGGAAAACCTCACAATAAAAACAAAGAAATGGAACCGTTTTGGTTGAATGATCCTACAATTTTATTTTCAAAAGATACATGGTATAAATTTGTTCCTATGGGTTGTATGGATATACCAACGGCATTAAATTCTATTGTTCGTTTTACAATTTATTTTTCAATTTTATTATATTCTTATGATCAAAGATATTTAGTTAGTATACCCGTTGTTTTAATTATAACAATTATAGCTTATAAAATATTTCCTAATGTTCGAAATTTAGAAGCATTTAAAACTGTTGTAAATATATTTGAAAAATATACTATGCCAACATTTAAAAATCCATTTATGAATCCTTTATTAACAGAAATTCAAGATAATCCAAATAGAAAAGATGCAGCACCTATAACATCAAAGAAAGTAAAACGTGAAATTGAAAAAGCTTTTCAACATACTTCTGATATTTATATGGATACGAGTGATCGTTTTGATTTAGCTTTATCTATGAGAAATTTTCATACATTACAATCAGCTTTAATACCTAATGATCAAGATGGATTTCTTAAATTTTTATTAAAAGGACAAGATGAACCAGATCATTCAAGTGTGTTTCCATCAAGAAATGCAAAAGAAAAATCTGAAACATATGTTGTAGCTTTAGGTTCTGCGGAATCTGCGGGTCTTCCGAATACGATTACGAAACCTACGGGAACGTCTCCTTCTACCACCAAAAAACTTTCCTAATTCTAATTCTTTTTCTAATTGTTGTAATGTATCTTTTGAACCTTTAACTTTTTTTTTCTTACCATCTTTATTAATTTTTAGAAATTGTGGATATCCTTCAATTTCTAATTTTTCTTTTTTTTCTGGTGTTATATCTTGACTTTCAACTTCTACAAATTCAATTTCTTTATGTTTATCTTTTAATTCATTCCATAAAGGAGTTGTTTTTTCACAATATGGACATCCTATCATAAAAAAATAAATAATAATATTACGTTTTTTTAATAAAGAATCTAAACTCATTATTATTTTTTTTATAAGATTAAAAAATAAAGAATGTACAAATATGGAGGAACTAAACGTCGCAGAAATCATAGACGTCACGGTGGAGTAATTATTACTACGAAGGGGGAAAAACCGAAAGAAGTTGGGTGGAATAGGAAGGATGGAGAAGGGCAAATGTCTACGGCAGAACAAGATGAACATGTAAGTAAATTATCAAAAAAAAAAATTGAAGAAGAACTTGCAAGATTAAGTGCCTCAGAAGAAGGGAAAGGATTACCTTTTAAAGAAGTTTTAGGAATAGGAACGGGAACTAGAACAACTTCTCCGTCAGCAGATCAAAGAGTAATAACAGAACGTGCTAGACGTAATTCTGAAAGAAAGGAAGGCGAAGTTAAAAAGGAAGGAGCAGCACGTCGTCATACACGCAAACATAAAAAACGTGCACGAAAAACTAGACATAGAAGATAAATGGAAAAAAGTTGGGATGGATATATTACTGCATTATCAAAACAAACAATACCATCATCAAATATAGATACTACTGTATTTTCTTCTGGATTTCAAGAATATAAAGTTTTAGAAAAAAATTTAGAAACACAAAAAAAATATGATGCTATGTTTAAAGAATGGGAAGGTGTTGAAGCTTCAAATAAAGCAATACCTTTATATAGAACTGAATTTATGCCTTTTAATTAAAAAAAAATGGATTTCTTTTTTTTCTTTTTTTATAACTATTTAAAAAAAAGGAAATGGGAAAAGATAGAAATAATGCTCGTAAACTAAAAATTAAATCACGTGCAAAAGATAGAGCATATGATAATAATTCAGAAAATTTAGAAATAATTATAAAAGAATTAGAAAGTGAAAAAAGAATAATTAAAACAAAAGATGATTATAATAAACAAGTTGTTATAGGTAGAATACAATTAGCTCATGGTAATCAATTTCAAACTGAATTATTTGATACTACTAAAATTCAAGTTGTAACACCAGGAAATCGTGCATTACATGATATGATTAAACAAATGAATGATACAGTACCACCAGATTGTTGTAAAGAACAACAACTTTTAATTCTTATACGATTACCCGATATGAATCAATCTGTAATATCTAGTAAAAGTGGACAAACATTAGCATTAATTACAGATGATGATATACAAATAACAAATGAAAGAATAGAACGTTTAAAAAATGCAGGTATATTCTTTCCAGATAAAGAAGAAACTGAAATTATATTTGAAGATGAACAAGAAATTGAATTAGGTGTATTGTAATAAACTATTTACAATAGAATACCATTGATGTACTTGATATTCTTTATGATAATAAAATAATTCATTATAATATTTTTGATTGAATGATAATGATTTAATTTGACATAATAATTCTACAATACTATCTAATTCAGATTTTAATACTCTAAAAATTACAATAGGATCACTATATACTTTATCATATTTTGATGATTCAAATAAACATGTATCACCAACTAATCGTCTTCTATAATTTGTATGATGTTCATTCAAAATTCGTTTATATTCTTTTATATAAATCTTTTTTATATATGTATCAATATGTTCACATGTATTTATTAAACTTAATAATTCATTTAAAGTAAAATACTGAAATGTTAAAAAATTACCATCTTTATCTAATAATGGAAATGTATGTTTCATATTTGTCACACAAGACGCTTCTCCTTGTGACATATCAAACATAATATTCCTTTTAAAATATTGTTTTGATTCTCCTTCATATAATGAATATAATTGCATTTTTATACTTTCTAAATATCCTCCCGTATACAATTGAACAATTAATTTATTCTGTTGTTCTATTGTTATATCACATAATTGTTTAAAAAAAAGAAAATCCCTTTCTGTCCATATTTCTTCATGTAATATAAGAAATTCATTTATACCATCTGGTGTTCTCCATATCCAAAAAGAAGGATGTTCTATAAAAATATATCCATGATTACTAAAATATTCCATTAAAAAATTAAAATTATTTTTAAAAACTGGATCATAATGTATTGCACGAAAATTATTATACTTTTTTAAAAAACATGGATATACTTGATCAGATTCTTCTGTAATTTCATTAAAATTATAATAACGAAAAGAACTTCCTATACCTAAATAAGTAAGACTTTTTCTATATTGTTTTATATATGTGAATAAGTCCATTTATCTTCTTTCTTCTCCAATAAGTAAATGATATATTTAATGTTAGGAATATTAGCTTTTATTTTTTTATTTTTTTGTTCTTCTTATGAACATATGACATCTAATGATTTGAGAGGACCAACAATACCAAAAGAAGAAAAAAAAGAAGAAAAAGAAGAACCTTTACCAGAAAATCAAGGTGGAAAAAATGGTAGTTCTTATCCAAAAATTTATGGTCCAGAACTTTTATTAAAACCAGGTCATAATCCAAATTCTAGTTCTACTTCTAGTTCTACTTATGATTTTATTCCAGCTCCAGATTTTCCTAAAGGTCCAGAAGTTCCATCACCTTTTTTAACTGATTTTTCTAAAATAATGAAATAAATTTAAATAAGAATTAGGTATAAAAAGAAAAAATGTTTGGATTAAGAAATTATGGTGGATCTTGTTGGTTAAATTCATGTTTACAAAGTTTATTTCGTATTCCAGAAATTAAAGAACGTTATTCAAAAGAAGTAGAAAGTTTAAATTCTGTTGATGCTTCTTTACGAAAAATTTGGCAAACAAAAGGTCAACAAGGTTTACAAGAACTTTTTATAGCTATTCAAGAAAATAAAGATATAGCTTATGAAATGTTAGCTGGAAAATCAGTTGGTGATGCTAATGAAGCATTCATTTATTTTTGTGATAAACTTTCTTTTTTAGATGAATTATGTAGATATAAAATTGTTGAAGAAGTTAAATGTTCTTGTGGATTTAATAAACAAACAGAAGATTCACAAATACAATTTCAATTATATTCAGAAATTCCAAATTTAGAATTAACCAAATGTATTTTTAATAAAGTTTCTCCATCAAAATTAGAAGATTGGAAATGTGATGGATGTTCTGAAAAAAATAAAGCTACACAATCTTTAACTATGAAAACATTCCCTTCTATATTTGTATTTAAAATTAGTTTAGGGACAATAAATTTTCCACAACAATTAATTATTAATTCTAATAAATATCAATTACTTAGTACATCTTTATTTAATGGTGGACATTGGTGGTCTTATGGTAAAGAACTTGGACAATCGTGGATTATTTATGATGATACAAGAGTTCAACAACTTCGTTTAAATCAATCGCCATCTTTTCAACAAACAAAAATGCTTATTTATTATCGAATAAATTAAATAAATGGATCAACCTATTACATTAACATGGATTGCTGTTAGTTTAACAACATTAGCAATTGTTGTTCTAATAATTTTTGGTGGTTATGCATTTTCTGTTGTATTAGGAATTATTGTTATGGTAAGTATTTTATTATATTTTTTTGGATATTTTTCATTAACAGTAGGTTCTTCTGGTATAGATGTAGATTTTCATGAAAATTCACCATCTGGAAATCAAACGAGAACAACAGAAATAAATATTAAAGAAGTATTTCATATATCAGATCAAAAATATTCTTATAATGAAGCATCTGCTGTATGTGCAGCAAAAGGAGCAGAATTAGCAACATTTGATCAATTACAAGAAGCATTTAGTTTAGGTGCAGAATGGTGTTCTTATGGTTGGTCAGCTGGTGGTATGGCATTATTTCCTACACAAGAATCTACATGGTTAACATTACAACAAGAATATCAAGAACAAAAACGTATAGCTTGTGGTCGTCCTGGTGTAAACGGTGGTTATTTTGATCCAACTTTAAAATTTGGTGTAAATTGTTATGGTATTAAACCAGAAAATCATGGTATGAAATTTCCTCAAGCTTTACCTACACAAGATCCTAATTTTGATAGTTTAGTAGATAAATTTAAACGTTTACCTATGAATTTAGCTGGATTTAATCGTAATGTATGGTCAGAAAAAAAATTGTTATAAAATAAATGTATAGTTTAGAAACTCCAATTAAACGAAAAGTATTTGAAATTAAAGAAGAACCTAAACAAATTATTGAACCAAGAGGTGCAAATTCAGAACAATCACATCGAATATGGACATGGTTATTTCATAAACCACAACAATATTCAGAAACACCAAGAGGTGAACAAACAAGAAATTGTAGAAATAAAATTAAAAACTAAAATATAAAATGGCACCATTAGCATTAATATTTTCATTATTAGCTATTGGTTATGTTCTTTCGAAAGATATGGATCATTTTAAAAATTCTCAAGCAAGACCTCTTGATGATCATACAGATGATGTTGTTCATTCTCAATTAAAAGGTCATTCTAATCAAGTACCTTTTTTTGGTTCACGTCTAACTCAATCTATGTATTCTGGTACAACCGATCATATTTTAGATACATTTACTGGTGCTGGAAAAGAATATTCTCAAAAACGTGAAACGATGTCATTTTACGATACAAAACCAGGTGTAGGAAATCCATTTGGTAAACAAGTAGAAACTGATTTTGAACAATCACGTATGGTTACTGGTATGCAAGTTAGAAATGTATTTCCTATTGAAAGAACTCTTGTAGGTGCACCAGGTTCTAATGATGGATATACAAATGAAGGACAAGGTGGTTATCAACAAGATCAATTACGTGAATGGACATTACCACTAACAACAGATGAAACACGTATAGCATCAAAACCTAAAATTTCATTCACATCAGATCCAGTACCAGGTGTAAATCATATAACACAACCTGGTATACAAGCACCAGTAAATAGAAATAAACCAGATAAATTTTCACCTTTAGGTATGGATAGAGTAAATACAGCAGTAGGAGCACAAGTAGCACCTCCATTACGTGCAGAGCAACCTATGAAATCACAAGCACGTGAAACAACAGAAGTTGAATATTTTGGTTCTGGTGGTGGACAAGAAGGTTTATGGTCATCTTATGTTAGATCTTTTACAGAACCATTTCAAGAATTTATGAAATTAACAACAGAAGGTAGACCAAATCCAGGTGGATTACAAGGAACTGGACAATCTGTTGGTTCTAATATGTATTCAGCACAAACAAGAAAAGATGAATCTATATTATCAGATTCTACAAGATTGAATGGACCAAAATCTGTAATAGGAGCAGATAGTCAACATTTAGGTTCTTTTAGATATAATGAACCTTTACAACAAGATTTACATTTAGAACGTAATCATCCTGGAATTTTAGATGCATTACAAAAAAATCCATTAGCTATTCCATTAAATTCATATTAAATTTTTTTTTTTAAAAATAAATAAATATTCATATAAAAAATATATGAATATAAAAAAATGGAATTAATTAGAGAAACTTTAATGTATAAAAATAGTGTTCTTCATGTGTGTATGAATACTTTAACACGTCAAGAACAATATGAATTTTTACGATTAATTATAGCAACAAGAAATACTGGAATAACAATATGTTATGATAATTCAAATATATATATTTCATGTATAATTAAAAAAATTGGATTAGAAAAAATTGATTGTAAAAAATAAAACTAGGCACTGTGCGAACTAAGATCTAATAAAGCATAACTATCACTTTTTAAAGATCTTCCTCTATCTGTATTTGTTGATAAAGTAATTACTGGAATAATTGGGAGAGACGAATTCTCTTCGTTATACGTTTTAAAAAATAAATAGGAATCATTATTTTGTTTATAAACACTTAAATTACCTTCTTTATTTAATTGTAACTTAAATTCTTTATTAAGATAATCTTTCTTTTTATCTTTCTCCTTATCCGTAGTAACAAGATTCTCTATAGAAACAATCTTCCCCCGGGTTCCTTTCTCCAAATCATCACCTATACCATCTATTACAACACAAATATTATCTTCAGTATCTTGATGACCTCGAATAACTAATTCTATATTATTTGGTTCATCTTTCTTTCCAATATCTTTAGTAATATTGGTTCCTATGACATTACCTCTCCTCCTTTCCCCTTTTCCCCATATAAATGTTTCTTCCACTCCAGTAAAATCATTCCATCTCATATTAGAAGTATTAGTCGATCCTGCATTCTCATTTTTAATTATACAATAATCGTTTTCGTCTTCAAATTCTATTTTATGATAAATTACGGTTTGTGTATCATCTATTTCTACTGGTAATCCGCCATGTGCTAAATAAACATATTTATGCGGGGGAGAAGAATCGCTGTTAGGATAAGAAATAACAATAGCACTAGGTAAATTTTGTAATATGTCTGTATTTATACGTGAGTGTATTTCATCAATAATTGTTTCGGTCCAATGGTAGGGAAAATGGGTTTTTAATCCCGATTCATCTTGCGAATTCTGAGATAATTCTTCATGATTTCCTCGAATTATATATATATTTTCTGGATTATATATTTTAAAAAAAAATACTGTTACTAATATTTCATAATCCCATACTCCTCTATCAAGAATATCACCTAAAAATATAATACCATATTCTTCATTAACTTTAAATGATTCATCAATTATGCCAGTAAAAATTAATCGTAATAAAATTCTAAAAAATGTAGCAAAAGAGCCATGTAAATCTCCAATAAGAATAAATTTATTCATTTTTTTTTTATCAGTATTAATACGTCTTATAAATGAGTAATTATCATCTTTATTTGTATCGATAAAACCGTTAGGAATTTCTTCTTCTATTTGTATTGTCATTTTCTCAATAAAATAGTTGTTAATTATGTCTTCATTATAAAACCAAGGGTCGGAATTTTTTAAAAAATTGACTAATTCATCTTTGCTTTCAATTGTTCCTTTCGCTGCAACTAGACTATAAAGAAAAAATAAATCATACAATATTTTAGGAGTATCCTCCTCTTCCAAACTTTCATCCTTCCATTCGTATTTTTTAATAAAATCTGACAATTTTAGATCCGCATTAATATGAGTTGATAATAATTCTTCAAAATTTGTTTCTGCTTCCGTTTTAAGCCAGGTTTTATATTCATCTTTAGTCATTTGAGTTAATTCCATATTAAAAAAATCACAACTTCTAGAAATATCTGTTAATTCCTCTCTTAGTCCGGAATTATTTACATAAACGAGTGGACAAGTTTTAAATTCACCATCACTCGTCATCGAATTAAATCCAGAAAATCTTGTTATTCTCTCCTTATTTCGTTCTTCATCTTTATAAGTAAAATCCTTTCCATCTGGATTCATGGTATAATCTTTTAAATAATATTTATAAGATGTTACAATTGGTGATGATCCTCCCTTAAATTTTAGTTTTTCTTCTTCTTCTTCTTCTTCTTTTTCTTCTTCTTCTCCTTCTCCTTCTTCTACTTCTTCTTCTTCTACTTTTTCTTCTACTTCTCCCATTCTTTCATATAAATATATATAACCGTTTGTTAAATAATTGGAGGAAAATACCTTCACATCCTTTATCGTACTATAAGAGGAAATACTTCCATCATTAATTACTTTATCTGGGTTTCCCTTATCATCAAAAGTTAAATAAACATAATGTCCAGAGTTGAGGTTATCTCCTATATGAATACAACATCCTATTAATTTAAATTCAATTGTATTAATTGTTATAATTTGATTAGGTGTTACTTCAGTTTTTACTTTTTCCGTATCTCCCTTAAGATTAATAGTTTTAAATCGGTTAAGTTGTATTACAATATTTTGTGTTTCTGGAAATACTTCTAAACTAGTTTTTTTATAAGAGAATTTTACTTCTCCTCTTTCCAATTCTGCGTTCTCAATTGTTGTATATTGTGCAATGAGATCTTGAATATTTGATTGTCCAGTTGTAATTGGAAGTTGAATTGATTTACTAATGGTAAAAAGAGAAGGAGTTTCTGTTTTTTTATCCTCTTTCAAAAGAAACTGTTTTTGTTTTAAACTAAAACTTTTCCATACGTTATATATTTCATCATTCATTAAAAAACAATTTAATGAATCATTTAAAATATTAAAAAATTCAGTTGTATCGGTTTGGGCTCTATAAACAAAGGAAGAATCCTTCATCTTCAAATAGAAATAAAATAATACAGATAAACTCATATTTTTTCCGCTTAATTCTGTTCTTATTTTTGTTTTAGAAGACTCAATTGGTCTTATTGATTCTTCTAATGATTCTCGTAATGCTTTTTCTAAATCTTTCTCTTCATCATCCGTCGCTCCTCTCTTCGTCTCTCTCGGAACTAATTTTGAATCTCCTCCCCTTCCATCTCTCCTCTTCCACTTCCCCAAAGACGTCTCCCTCCCTCCCTCACCCGACACTCTCCTCTTCTCCTCTTTTTTTTCCTTTTTTCCTTCTTCTTCTTCCTTCCTTTTCCCTTTTCCTCCTCCTCCTCCTCCCTTCTTCTCTCCCATTCCTTCTTCTATTTTTGTAATAAAAATTTCTGATGGATTTATAGATAGTTTTTTAAATTTTAAAGCTTTATCATACTCTTGAAAAAATGTAGATAAACCTAATAATAAATTTTTATAGAAGTTAAAATTATTAAGAGTTTTTTTTTCTTCTTCTCCGATTCCATTAACCGCATCTATCTTAAAATTTGGTTTTAAACAAAATGATATACTTTGTCTGAATTCTATAAGGGAATGATATTTGCTAAAAAAAGGTCTTTCTTTTAATTTTCCTATATCATCAAGAGCTGAGTCTGAAGATAAATTGCCTAAATCTTCTATTGTAAGAGGTTCTAAACTTTCAATTTTTTTAAGTGTTAAATTTAAGAAAAATTCTTTTACAGATTTCATATCCCAAAGAAGTTGTAACATAGCATTATAAAAACATGTATTTCCAACATTTTGAATACCAATGTATTTTCTACCACTAGAAAGTGGTTGTTGATTTGGTTTTGGTTTTAGTTGTTTATTTAGGGGTTCTTCTTTTCCTTCTCCTCCTACTTCTTGTTTTGTTACATTTCCATACTTTTTTATTTTATCAAAATAATTATCTTGAAATTGTTTAATTGTTAATGTGAATGTTGGTAGTGTTAATATTGGTGCTTCTAGTGTTGGAAGTGGTGGTAGTTTTTTTAAACCGTTTCCTTCCCCTATATTAAAATCATTCCAATCCATCGTTTCTTATATATATTTTTATATAATTAATATCTTATTTTTTTCTTTTAGTTATATTTTTTTTATTCTTTTTTTTATTTTTTGATATTGTTCTTTGTTTCTTTCCTCCCCCTCTCCCTAACCCAAAAAGAGAGGAGAGAGAGGGGAGAGAGGGGAGAGAGGAGAGGAAGGAGGATTTTTGGTTTACTGCTCCTCCTGCTGGTGGTGGTGCTCCTCCACCTCCACCTCCACCTCCTGCTGGTGCTGCTTCTTTTTCTTTTTTCCTATTTACTCTCCTTTGTAAAACATCTATTTCATTTCCCAATCTTTTGTGTAAGATTCTAAGTTTTTTTTCTTCCTTATTAAATATTTCTATAATGTTCTGCCACTCTCTCCCTCCTCTTTCTCTCCCCCCTCTTTCTTTCAATTGTCCTATTTTTA